CACTCCAAGAAGTTGATCACCTTATTACTGCACTTGAAACAATGTCATCATATGATATTGCCCGTGCAAGAGAACAAGTTATCAATGGGGTGTCAGATCACCCAGAACTAATTCAAAAACTTAAGGATTATCGTTTGCGTCTAACTTGATATGATTCGGTCTACTATTCTTGACCCTGATTATAACATTTTATTTCCATATCACACATTTCCGTGGCGATTGGAGGTGAATAAAGATCATCACAATGTAAAGGGTATTGCACTAACAGTGTGCCACTTTGAGTGTGAAGAACACTTGCAAAAGTATCTGGATAGATATAAACTGAAACCTAAAGATTACAATGTATTAAATCGTTATGGAAAATCCCTTAAGTCAAGTAAAAAATACAAGACAAACGTACAGAAAAGATCTAGAGTCAGTGATAACGGAAGTACAAGTACAATTCGCAGACGAAAATCCAGCGTGGATTCCGTTAGAAACACTTCTCGCAATGCAAAAGGTGCAAAATGCCTAAGAAAATCCAAGACCAAAGGTTAATTCTTACATTTGCACATCGGCACATTGAAGATCTTGTAGAATTGTTGGAAGATAATCCATACAAGCCATACATTTATCGGCACTTGAACCCAATCAAGTACGAACTTTTACGTCAACTTACTAATCTAGATGCAACAGAACCAAACAAAAACAATGGTAAATCCTAAACTTGCCACATCTTTTGGTGGTACAGTAGAAAAAACTATTCCTGAAAATGTAGAGTGGATTGATGATGCTTTCTACATTAAAAAGACACGATTTGGTCTCTATACATCTATTCTAAAAGAACCACTTGGTCAGCACTTTATTACTGGTGGAACAGAAGATGGTGTGATTACTATGTCACGTTGGCATCTTATGTGTCTACAAGATGACTCTTTACAAGATTACAGTCGTGTGATAAACTCTGGTGTAGTTGGGGGTAAACTGTAAACAATGATTTACGAAGTTCCTAACTTCATTGATGGTGAATTGTGCAATGATCTTATCAAGTATCATGATGATTCTAACAATGTAAAAAGAAAGATGGAGCACCCTATTTTTAACAATAGGGTCATCTGTCCATCTGAAATTAGTGACCCAAGTATTGCATCTCGGATGCGAATATTTGAGCATAAAGTAACCCAAATTGCTTCAAAACTATTCTATAAAGAACCATTCTTGTTCATTGAACATTGGGATGTTGTTCATTGGGAACCAGGAATGAGTATGGATGCTCATGTGGATAATGGCAAATTCACTTATGATGATTATGGTGACTATACTCTGTCAAACCGACATTATACTGGAGTGTGTTATCTGAATGATGGTTATGATGGTGGAGAAACTTTCTTTCCAACGGAACAGAAAGTATGTACTCCTAAAAAAGGTAAATTTGTAGTGTTCCCGTCAGATTTGCAACACGGTGTGAAAGAAGTATTTGATCACCGTTATACTTTAGGAATCTGGTTCACAAGAAACGAAAATGCAATCCATGGAGGGATGTATGTCTGAGAAATCTTTTAAGAAAATTGACAATAAAGGTCGTGAAGAAGAGTGGACTTGGGATGAAACTCCCGAAGCAACTGCTGCTATTGCAAAACTTCACGAAACTATTCGACTGAATAAAATCAGTCAACTTGAACTAAAAGCACCTGATTATGGAGTAGGTAAATGAAGATTCTTACACTTGAAGACTATCAAAAAGCTGGTGAAACATTCTGGCCAAAGTATCACTATGTTGCTAAAGAACTTGGTGATGATGCAAAACCTGAAGACATTTTGAAAGTTATGGAAACTCTTGGTGGTGTTGCACTTAAATTTGCACTAGAGGAGAAACTGACTGGTCCGTTTGGATTTAATAAGAAGAAAGATGAAGAAGAAGTGACTGCTTAATACATAAATTAGTATGCTCTACTAACGTGATCGACTTAATCAAAAAGTTTTTTGCTCCAACGGTTAAAGATGAATCAGCATTTTATCTTGCAGACAAAATTATAGAATTGCAAGAAAAAGTTGCTGAGTTAGAAAAAGAAAACCGTGAATTGCATGATCTTGTTCTTGAAATAGAAATATCACTCAAATCACAGATTGACAGAATTCATCCTGTGATATATAATATCTCTGAAAGTAACAAAGGTACATGACTTATTCTATTACACTGAAAACCTCTGAAGGTGAATCCACTATCCAATGTGAAGATGACCAATACATTCTTGATGCTGCTGAAGAGCAAGGTGTAGATCTTCCTTATTCTTGCCGTGCTGGTGCATGTTCTTCCTGTGCAGGTAAAATTGAGTCAGGTACTGTAGATCAAAGCGATCAATCTTTCTTGGATGATGACCAAATGGAGGCAGGTTTTGTTCTGACCTGTGTTGCTTATCCTACTTCTGACTGTGTGATTGTCACCGAACAGGAAGATTCTCTGTACTGAAAATAAATAGTTGCATATTGTTAACCTATGCAACTATGGAGGATAAGAAAGTTTGCAAAAAAATCATCAAACGTGCAAAGAAACACCCTGACTGGTATACTCCAGAAGAAGTATCTTATGCTAAGTTGATGAAAAAAGCAATCAAAAAAAGAAAGGAGGAGATGAAAGATGTCTAACATTTCTGAAGCAACTAATGATGATTGGATTGATTTTTGGTATTATGAAGATCAAATGACTTCTGATTTTGAAAAGGTGTGGAAAGAAATGGAAGAGATTGAACCATTAACTCCTGTAACGCAATCCCAAAGAAAAAATTAAATTACTAACTAATTGTGAAAAGACATGTTAGCATGTCACAACATCCTGGAGATTGCTCATGACTCTACCCAAAAACAAAAAACTTAAGCATGAACACATTGAGTCAATGAAAATTGCGGTAGAGCAAGCAGGTATTCAGGCAATTCATCCTGAAAAAATGGAAGAATTTGCTGAGTACCTTGTCCAAAAAGCAAGGACACAAGAATAAGTGTCACAAGGAGGGTCGCAACCCTCCTTTTTTTGTGCCATATTATGGGGGTAGTCAACCGAGTCACCATGACCGACACCAATCGTCCTCAAGTTGTTATGGAGCGTGAGGATTATGCTGCTACATTTGAACTCTTGTTTGAAGATTTCAAAGCACGTTGGAAGATTCATCAGTATGAAATGAATTATCTCATGAAGGATCTGTCTCTTCTTCTTAATACTTTGACCGACAAAGCATTTTATACTATGACAGATCAATGAGTGGCACAGAGAGGATTGACATCCTCTCTTTTTTTGTATAAATTACTAACAGTCATTTTAGTCCTATGAAACTTGCACTCGCAGCATTACTTTTATTTGCTGCTGTTCCTGCTGAAGCAAGACAAGTTAATGTTTATGATGAGTGCAAGCGCTACATCATTGAGGAAGAATATATTCCAGGATATTATACCAACACTGGTTCATATCGTTCTGGTCGGGTCAGAAAGACACGCAAGCAAGTTCCTTGCAATGGTGGTGGTTATGCAACACAACATGCCCCACAATATCAACAACAGCAGGGAACTTGTACTCGCAATGAGAACATCTTTCACGGATTGTTGGGTGGAGGTATTGCTGCCATGGTGTCTAAAAAAGATGCTTACCTCTGGTCAATCCCTCTTGGTGTTGTGAGTGGTGTGGCAGTTTCTAAAATGGACTGTTGACATCACTCCCACAAATCTGTAAACTACGGTTCTAATCATTCTTTATTATGAAATCACTTCTTGCCATTGCCGGTCTGCTTATCACAGCAACCCCATCTGTAGCACAACCTACTTACTACCCACCATCATATTATGGTGCTAGTTCTCAATCTACCCCTGTAGTTGTTCCTCCTACTATTATCAACACTCAACAACGAATGGAGAATGAAAGTAAAAAGTCCTGCAATGAATCAGAGATTGATTTGTTCTTGTTTGCAATCCGCAGAACGAAGGGTGATTGTACCCAGTGATGGTGGGGGTGGACAGTGAATGAACTGACCACCTTTGCCCCATTTCACTCCGATCTTCTGTATATTAAAAGAGTCAAAAGCAAACCACTCATGGCAACTCGTTCCCGCATCGGCATTGAACTTAAAGACGGTTCAATTCTCTCTGCTTATCACCACTGGGATGGTTATCCGCAGTGGTTGGGTCGTATCCTGAGCACGCAATACAACACCCGCGAACAGGCAGCAGAACTTATTGACGGTGGTGACATGTCATCCTGCTGGGCAGACGAAATCTGGGGCAAGAAACTTTCTCAAGGTGAATATGCTCCCGAGTATTATTCTGCCCGTGGTGAGAATTGCCCTCCTCGTTATGATCAAACCCGTGAAGAGTTTCTCTCTGATGGTGAAGAGTTCTCTTACATCTTTACGAGTGCGGGTTGGATCTGCTATGATATGAATCAGTTTAGTGATAAAGAACCTGAACTTACTGAAATCCCCTCTGGAGCACTTGCTGTATGATTAACTTTACTGATCGAGAACTTCTTCAACTTCAGTTTTGTATGAATGAAACGAAGAAGATGATGTGTCATCCTTCTGAACACGAAAGTCATGCATCTATTACTCAAAAGGTAAAAGATGAAATGCAACTTCGTACAGAAAAAACAGGAGCATTTACATCAAAAGGTGTAATGCAACAACTAGAACAACTCATCAAACAGATTGAAAAGAATGACTAAACAAGAACTGGAAGCACAACAAATTGCCCAAGAGTTTTGGGCAATGGTTGAGGAAGAAGCAGCAAAGTGTGAGGTTACAGTAGACTATTATCTTGCAGAGTTTTTCTGTTCATGATACAATCTAAGAGTAATTCAATGGAGTCGATGACTAAGTTTTTCTACATTGTTGACCACTATGTCCCATTTCCTTCTAGTGAATACGGTGGTCTCTGGAATGTAATTGCTGAAGATGATGATGAGTGTTTTGATCTCATCACTGCCGAAGACCCAGAAGGATTTAATTCTAAATTCTATGGAGATCTTCGTGAAAACATTTTGAAGTCTCGCACTTATGCGTTGGCAGAAGATCTTGAGTCTACTATTGTTGAGGAGTTTACAACATGATTGGAAACCTTGAACCAGATGAACATGTTATGGGTGATAGTGTAATCTATCCTGGTGCAATGTTGGGGCAACTTGCTATTGCTCTAGAGAAACTTGGGTGGGATTATGGTGATGAGGTAGATGTAGAAATTGGTGGAACATCTGTCTCAGGTATTGATGTGGGTGAAGAGTATAATAAGAAGTGGCAATCACCTCTAGGTACTCGCAAATACAATAAAGATGCATTTATTATTATCAAGAATCAGTCTCGTAGAGACTTGACTAAATCTCAACCAAACCCAGAACTAAAAGCACATCATGTTGATTAACGGAGTATCAAAACCTGATATGATTGTCGGGTGGGAACAACATCTTAAGAATGGAGATGTTTGGAGGTCAGAGGTAGAACTTGCAATGCAAGATACTCCAGGAGATGAACAAATCATCTACACTGTGGAAGTATTTGTAGTGGCACCTACACAAGCATTAGCACAATACATTGTTGCTACAATGTATCCAGAACACGCATCTATTATTATTGATGATGAACCTGTTGGAATTGCCCCCTGATTTTCACCATGAACCACCAAAAGGATACCACTACGAAGTTGAGCACTTTCGACGTAATGTTTGTCGGATTTGCATTGTCAATGATGGCACTTTCTCCTATACTGATGTACCACCTAAGTCCGTCTGGGGATTCTATGATCTTAAAAAGAGAAGGTATTCAGCGCCTATTAACTACTCCAAGCAAGGAGATCCAGTAGACATTAAGGATACAAGACCTTATACTGCTATGCAACTCAATCTAAATCCATTGATGGCAGCATTTGTATGACTTATGAACCAAAGGTTGATGACTATGTAAAGTGGAAAACCCATGAGGGTTGGGTATATTTTAAGTGTGCTGAATCTATCAGCATTGAGTTAGGTGTAAAAGATAAAGTGTGTCATCAACATGGTGCATCATTTCACAAAAAGAATCACATCCTGCTAGTATGTCCCAACTTTCAATGGCATGAACTAGAATATGTAAAGAGTCGTAAATGTCAAAAAGAAGAAGCATCTGGAGGTACTGGGCAAAATCTTTAGGAGAAAAAGCAACCCGTGACGACCGAGAATCTGATACGATTGCTATCATACGCACCTGTATATTTGTTAGTTACTTGGTCACTAACTGTTTTATTGTATCTGGAGTGATTAGACACTGGAATGATGTACCGCGTGAATTATCTCAAACCGAAAAAGAAAGGATATGCCAAACAACAGGCAACCTTTCTAAAGATTGAAGATGCTATTTTTTGGGAAGAACATGTAAAGAAAAATCTTGATGCAGTGGACACTACAATCACTGTCCACTAATCTCCCACAAAGCACCAATCTTCTGTATATTAAGAGAGTCAAACAAATGAACGACATGAGTTACACTTTTGAGCAATTTGAAAAGGATAAGGAAACTCTTCTCAACCTGATTGCTGATTGTGAAGAACTTGAGATGAAAGAAAATGGAGACCAGTTCTTCATTCAATGTGATGAGTTCAACCAAAACGATTACACTGTCTGACATGAATTTTCCTACTTCCACTGTCAATGTCCTGCCACATCTTGACGATCTTCGCAAGACTTGGAGACAGCAAAATTTCACCTTCACTAAAGATCAACAGGAACAATATGATATGTTGATGCAAGCACGAAGAGAACGAGTTGCATGGTTCTATGAAACGAATCGAGTGCAGATTGGTCCTAAAGTGACTAAAAAGGAAGAAGACACACAAGAAGACCAAGACGGTTAAACAAGTGGCACAGAGGGTCTCCTGGGGGTCTCTCTGTGCCTTATACTATTAACATCAACAGAACACACATGATCACCCTTCGTCCACATCAAGAACGCATTATTGACCGTCTGCAAAATTACAACAAAGGTCAGGTGATTGTTCCCACTGGTGGTGGCAAGACTCTGACCATGATCATGGATGCTAAAGAATCCATGGATCGTGTTACTTCTGGTGTGACGACTGTTGTTGTTGCTCCGCGTATTTTGCTGGCAGAGCAACTGTGTTCTGAATTTATGGAGGTCATTGATCCTAACAACAGTGACCCATATCTGCATGTGATGCATGTTCACAGTGGTGAAACTCAT